GTTCTCGGCCGACTCGTCAAAAGTTCTCACCGCTGATGTAAACCTGTATAATATTGAGATTACCGCAGAGACGGTGGAAATTGAAGGGCTTGTGTTATTGGGAGGTTCCGTAGCAAATGTCCGTGATAGTCTTGAAACGGCAACATTTACAAATGCTGTTTTTGATTCATCCAACAGGGCAAGCCTTGACAGTATAGCTCTTGCGGACAACTGCACGTTCACGGCTGATATTGATACCATCCCAGCAGGCACATATACTGATTGTATATTTGATGGGGCTAAGGTCTTTGAGACAGGGGCGAATGTAACTACTTCGGTAGGGTATGATTGTACTTTACCGGCCGGCACAGGCAATGTGACCCTGACAGTTGATCCCGCCCTTAACGCTGATTATAAGCCAGTAGCTTTGTATTTTGGAGCTTATGGTGCTGTAGCTTATGACAAGGCTACACTTGAAGTTACTGCTCCGAATGGTGGAGAAACATATACAGCCGGGGAAGATTCAATTCCTGTAACATGGACAGCCATTGGTATTCTTGATTCATTGGTATTAATATACTATGATGGCGTGACTGAAACCATTAAAGACACAGTTGCCGTAGCTGACTCCAGTTATACATTCCTTTCCTCAGATCAAGCAACAACAACAGCAACTATTATTATAACATCAAGACAAGATGCGGGAATAACTGATGAAAGCGATAGTACATTTACGCTTGAAAGTGCTACGCCGGTAACACCGGCAAGTGCGCTCGGTGGGTTCATTCGCAACCAATCTGCCACATATCTCGAAGCGAGAAACGTTGCTGATGACATAGCGATTGTCGAAGATTATTTATATGCAGGGCAGAACGATGCATTCAAGGTTTACGAAAGTTATTTGGGCGTTACTCTTCCTGCTATGGTTGCCATTGATGCCGGAACGTTATGGGTATATCCTGCAAAGATTCCGGCAATAGATTTTGAACTTTACTTCCATGTTTCTACATATGGCGATTCGCTTAAAGAAGATGATTTTGGTAAGTATGATGGGCACCAGGCAACGGGTAATTATGACGGATCAATATTAAACGAAGTGTGGAATACAACCTCCTTTGCTTGGGGTGGTTATATCCCTATTGTCCTCAATGCGGCTGGGCTTGATTCATTTCTTGTTTATCAAGATAGCGACATTAAACTTGCTATTATATCTAAAGAGCAATATACAGGTTCGGCTCCAACAGGCGATGAGGTTGTTGGGTTTTATGGTAGCACAACCCCCGGGTATGAACCGTATTTTACTTGGTCTTATTCGGCAACACCCACAATAACACTTGAAGAACCAGATGGCGGGGAAGTTCTTACAGTTGGAGAATCTTTTAATATCGAATGGTCGTCTACTGATGTTGATAGTTTGTGGCTTCAATATTCAACAGGCGGCCCCTATACGGTTATTGATACAGTTGCCGCCGCTGATACACTATATGTTTGGACAATACCAAACGATTCAACCAATACAGGGAAAGTTAGACTAATAGACATTGACTATGAAGGAACTATTGAAGATTCTTCATCAACAACATTCACCATTAACCGACCCGTTATTAGCGTGACATCCCCTGACGGTGGGGAGAAGTGGACATACGGCACAACACACAACATCCTTTACGATTATTCCGATGTCACAAACGTGAAGATAGAATGGAGTCCGAACAATGGGAGCAATTGGGTAGTATTAAGAGCTACTGAAGCTGCTGATGGTTCGTTCTCTTGGGTTGCTCCGATAGATACAACTACTGTTCAAGGATTAGTAAGGGTTACTGATGCTGACTACACTGACTTTAGCGATGTAAGTAACGCTGTCTTTAGTCTTGGTGTCCCTGCCCCAATTGTTGCGTCTCCTAACGGTGGAGAAACTTGGTATATTGAAAGTACTCACAATATAACATACACTTATGATTTTATTACCAATATAAAAATCGAGTGGTCATGGAATAACGGAAGTAACTGGACGCTACTAAAGGCAACTGAACCTGCGAATGGTGTCTTTAGCTGGACGTTACCAAGTGATACTGACAGTCTTTCAGTCGAAGCATTGGTTAGGATCACCGACGCAGATTCCACCGCCTATACGGATAATAGCAACGCTGTGTTCGATATAGAGGTGGCCCCAATTGCAACAGATGTCATGAACCAACGCACAAAACAAACGATTGACCAACTTATAGATCAAAGGATGACACCATGATATCCCCATTGAAGTGGTTGAAGAATAAAGCTAAAAAGAAACGCGAACCACACAGATATGAAACAGCGACATATCCATCATATGAGCAAGCCATTAGATTAATTGGGAGCCGTCAATGCAAAAAATGAATACAGCAATCGTGACCGCTCCGACAGTTGAGCCGGTATCATTGACAGAGGCAAAAGAGCATATCAGAATTGACAGCACATCGTTTGAAGATTCGATGACACCTGTTCAATCAATAGCTCCAGGTGCGCATGTCATTGCCGCCGCTTATTCTCTTGTCGGCGCAAGTACGGACATATTGGGAACTGTTGCTGTCGTGACGCTGAATGCTGGAACGAATGGAACGAGCGGAACTGTTGACGTAAAAATACAAGAGTCTGACGATGATACGACATTCAATGATTGGACTGATGGCGCATTCACGCAGGTCACGACATCAAATGATAGCACTGTTTATGAGAAAACGTATACTGGAGTCAAACGGTATATTAAGGTTCTCGCAACCGTGGCAGTGGCAACGTGTGACTTTGGCGTGACCATTATAAGCAATGCCACAACGACTGCGGAAGATACGTACATTTCTACGCTGATAACAGTTGCCAGAAAATATGTCGAAACTGTTTGTAGCCGTAAATTGATTACTCAGACATGGAATGCGTATCCCGATGATTTCCCGTATGGCGGTGCGCTTGAATTGCCATATGGATCATTACAAAGTGTGACGAGTATCACGTATTACGATGTCGATGATACAGAGGCGACAATATCATCCGATGATTATTATGTGGAAACAGTTGGCGTAAAAGGTCGTATAGTTCTGAAAGACGGTAATTCATGGCCTTCCGTTTCATTGCGTCCGTCCACGCCTATTATCATCCCCTTTGTTTGTGGATATGGTGATGCTGGTTCAGACGTGCCGGAAGAGATCAAAAATGTAATAAAAATGCTGATACACGATTTATACGAAACACGAAGCACCGAAATAGACGGGAATCAAGACTGGATCAATGTGTTGTTGACTGATTATCGCATGAGGACATTTTAATGAACGCTGGTAAACTCAATAGGCGCATTGACATAGAGCAAACTTCGGATACTCGGACGGCATCGGGTGCGAGGGATGAAACATGGTCCGCATTCGCATCAAGTGTTTGCGCAGAGATCAAACCTCTTTCTGGTCGTGAGTTACAACGTGCGAGACAAGAGCAAGTTGATATTACCACAAAGATTACCATACGATTCAGGCGTGGAATTACCGAGGCGATGCGTGTCAAATATATTGATTACGGTACAGGCAGACCTAAATACTACGATATTGATACCGTGATAGACGTTGATGAAGCTCACAGAGAAATAGAAATACTTTGCAGGGAAGCTAAATAATGGCAACAGATTTTACAAAAACATCCGCCGGTTCTGATCAGGCATTTGTTGAAGGCGTTGATTCTATCGTAAAGGCATTACGTACAATGGGGGAGTTGCCAAGCGCCGACGAGATGTCCGACGTTTTGAGGTTAGAAGCGAAGGATTTGCAGAATGACATAAAAAGCCGCGCACCACGGGGGCCTACTGGCAATTTACGCAAGGGTGTTATTGTTAAAAAACTGGAAAGAAAGCGGGGACGCAGCGCATATCTCGTGGCAATGGACTATAAAATTGCGCCTCATTATTTTATGGTAGAGTACGGCACGACAGGTCAACGAGCAGTGAAGAGCAAGCAGGCGCTATATAGCTCAAACACAAATGAGTTTTTCGGAACGTCTGTTGCGCCTATGCCACCGCGCCCATTTTTCCGACCAGCAGTTGATGCGTTTAAACATGGCGATCGGGTTAAATCATTCTTCGCAAAACGTCTTGATTCTATTTGGAGAAAGAAATGACGCTCAGCGATGCACTCTATACATATCTATCGACATATGCCGGATTGGTTGCGCTCATTGGGACTGACGTTTATCACGGGCGTATGCCGCACCGGGTGGAAGCACCCTATGTTTCATGGTGGAAAATAAGCGAGCCGCAAGTTACGGTGATGGGAACCAATGATGGCCCGTATCACCCTCGTGTCCAATTTAGTTGTTTCGGTAATACGCCTGACGATGCCGAAGATGTTGCCGTGCAAGTCAAAAAAGCATTGACAGATTATTCCGGCGTTATGGGTGGCGGTAGTGGTGTAACAATTCAGCGAATATTCTTTGATGACGAAAACGAAATAGATACGCCTGACGGTGACACATCGGGTGTCCTGTATGGTGTTGCTCTTGACTTTATAATCTGGTACGAAGAAACGAGGTGAATCAATGGCTAAACGGGTAGTAGGAGCAAGGCTGTATCACGACAAATATGACATATCATGCGACACCGCAAATCTCAAGTTTTCGCTATCACAGGCGGCTGTTAATGATACGACTATTTGCCATGACAGTGTGTCGAAAATTGGAGGTCTGAAGTCTGCGGCTCTTGAGTATTCTGGATTCTGGGAGGCTGGCACGAATCTCATTGATGCCACCGAATATGCCGCGCTTGGAACGTCAGATAATATTATGACTATTCTGCCTGCTGGATTGTCTGCAAATGGGATAGCATATGTCATGCAGGGTGCAAAGGTGGCGTATGAATGGGGCGGCAGTGTCGGTGATATGATTGGATTCTCGGCAGGCGCATTGTCCGAGGGTGATGAAACATTACGAGGGAATGTTCTGGCATCCGGCGCAAAGACATCATCGGAGAATGGGCTTGCATATGAAAATGGTGCGGTGTCTGCCACACAATCATTATATGGCGTGCTCATCCTTACTGCGGTTGATGGCAGTGGGACTCAGACGTTGAACGTAAAAATACAGAGTGATGCGCTTGGTACTTTTACAGATCCGACAGATCAAATCGCATTCACACAGCAGAGTGTTCCAACCGCTATTGAGTGGGCCACTCCCGTAGCTGGGCCAATCACAGATACGTTTTGGAGGGCTGTCGTTACGGTGGCACTTGGTGGCGCGAGTGTGAGCTTTTCCGTAGTTGTAATGATGGCAATTGTATAAATATAATTTTATCAGGAGGTTTTTAAAATGGCAAAAGAAGT